AAAAATATTAATCGTTGGCTTAATAATATAAGAAAAAAAGAGAATTTAAATAAAGAAATAAATTTTTAAAACTATGAAATTGTGCACTAAAACACAAGACCTATTAAAAGCATATAACAAAGCAATAAATGAAATGCTGGTTGAATTATTAGAGAGAGCAGGATATCAAGCTATAATGTTTACTAAATTTAGCAATGGATATCCTACAGAGTGCGAGTCAGACGAGGGAACAGAATTTCAAGCTGCTGATGATTATGATTGCGAAAGAATGATAACAGGCTATTGGGTAGGCGAAGACATTGGAGGGATTTTAGTGATTAATGAAGAGTGGTTTATAAAACCTGAAATATTGAAACAAGCGGTAGAATTAAAAACAGCTAATATTCACGATGTATTTGATTACTATGATTACGAATATGAAGAAACAGAACAACAAAGACCAGTATTGACTTTTACAAATTGGTATAAATTAAATTGTAAATAATTCATATATTTACTTGACAAATAAAATTAACATGATTATTATTAAGGAATAATTAACTTAAATAAAAAAATCATGAAAAAAGACATAACAATAGATTTAAATATTATTAATTCACAAGATAGCAAAGATTTAGCAGTTAATTTGTTAAGAGGTATATTAGAAATAAGGAAAGATGTTGTAGATGAAGATATTGTAGAAACAATAGATCAGCTACTTATAGACAACAATTTTAAAATATTTACTACTAACGATATAAATACTAAGCTTGCAAAAAGCATTGATGAATTAGGCTTATCTGAAAGAAGCCTCAATTGTTTTAAAAGCGAGGGATTAAACTATATTAGTGATGTGGTAAGAAAAAATCCTTCTGATCTATTAAAAATAAGCAATTTTGGCAGAAAGTCTCTTAATGAATTAGAGGAAAAATTAAGAAAAATAGGCTTAAACTTAAGCTCTAATTTTATAGATGTTTAAAACAACACTTAAATAAAAAAACTATGACTATATTTAAAAAAATAACAGAAGCAACCCTTCTAACAGAAAAAAAGATAAAAGAAAATAAAGAATTAAGCTCCCTTTCGTATGGAGTAGAAAAGATTTTCCCTGATATTCCTAGAAGAAATAAAGATATAATAACTATGAGAGTCTGGGATAATTTAGAAAAAAAAGGAATAAGCTTTTCATTTTAAAACTATGATAATAAATAACAAGATAGGATCAGGCAGAATATTTGCAAGTTTTACATGGGGCGAAGCAATAAGACACGCAACAAATCCAGAAGAATCTGACACATGGATAGCAAAAGTCACAAAATGGGACAGATCATCTGAATCTATTTATGATTATAAAACTATTTTTTCGCATTATGAATTAAAAACTTATGGCATATATCGTAAAGGTAGATCGTTAAGAGTGCCAAAAACATTAAATAGTTATGTAGAAAAAGTAATAAAAGATAGAAAGCTAATCGAAATAGAAGAATATCATAATATTTACATATGAAGCTAACTCCAGAGCAACACAAGGAACACAGCCAGAAAATAAAAGAAGGTTTAGCCATATCAAATAAGAAAGCTGGCAGACCTCGTAAAATAGACCACAAAGAAATAATAAAACTATCTCAATATAACACAGTAAAAGAGATAGCTAATCAATTCGGAGTTAGTAGACAAGCAATATATAATATAATTAAAAAATCATGAAAATATCTGAAATTAAATCAAATGTTAAAGTAGGCGATAAAATATACATTCTAAAAAAACATTTCATAGAAGAGCCTTTTAGAATAAAAAAAACTCACGCCTGCTGTTTAACTCCTAAGGAAATAATTATTGAAAAACTATCTTTCTTTTACGAAAAAGAAAAAGGGATATATTCTCAATCTATTGAAGTTGAAGATGGTAATCAATGGCATCGTATTAACACCGAAGGCGAAGATTATTTTATAAAAAAAGAAGATGCAATTAATTATTGTAAAAGAAAAATAGACACAATTGTTAAAGAATTAGAAGAATTTAAAAAAAATCTAATTAAATAAACAATATGAAATTTGACTTACACCCTAGACAATCAACTTGCTTTACCAGTAGAGCAACAGAAATCTTATACGGTGGTGCTGCTGGTGGTGGTAAATCTCATTGTATGAGAGTTTTGGCATTAGCTTATGCTTTAAAAGTTCCTAATATACAAATTTATCTATTTAGGAGACTGTCAGAAGATTTAAAAAAGAACCATTTAGACGGATCAAGCGGATTTGTGCAGATATTATCTGAAATGGTAAACAAGAACCTAGCTTCAATTAACTATTCTACTGCTCAAATAACTTTTTGGAATGGTGCAAAGATTCATTTATGCCATTGCCAACATGAAAAAGATGTAATCAAATATCAAGGTGTAGAAATTAATGTATTGCTAATAGATGAATTGACACATTTTAGCGAGTATATCTACAAATTTTTAAGAGGCAGGGTTCGTATTGGTGGTTTACAAATTCCAGAAGGTTTGTTCGGTGCTTTACCAAGAATAGTTTGCGGTTCGAATCCTGGAGGAGTAGGGCATGAATTCGTTAAAAGTGAATTTATAGACAATAAAAATCCTTTAGAAATCTACCAAATGTCGGACGAGGAGGGAGGGATGACAAGACAATTTATTCCTGCTAAATTAGAAGATAACCCGACCATGACAGAAAACGACCCACTTTATAAGCATAAATTACTTGGTTTAGGTGGTGCATTAGCAAAAGCAATGCTTGATGGGGATTGGGATGCTATTGAGGGAGCTTATTTTGATACTTTCAATAAAGATATTCATATTGTAAAAGATTTTGAAATCCCCCACGATTGGTATAAAATCAGAGGATTTGATTGGGGATATTCCGCCCCTTTTGGTGTGTTATGGGGTGCTATAAGTGATGGAAGTCTTATAAATATAGGTGGTAAACATATTTCTTTCCCTAGAGACTCATTAATAATTTATAGAGAATATTACGGATGGACAGGGAAACCGAATAAAGGTTTAAAAATGGAATTGCCAGAAATAGCAAAGAACACTATGCAAATGCAAGATAACCAAGTAATGAATAAGCAAGTTGCTGATCCTGCAATATTTGATGAGAGTAAAAAGAATATGGGAATGACTCAAGCCGAAGAATTGGGAAAATATGGATGTATTTATGAAAGAGCAGATAATAAAAGGGTTGCGGGCTGGCAACAGATAAGAAGTAGGTTGACAGGTAGAGATGGTAAACCTTTAATCTACATAACAGAGGGTTGTAAAAATCTAATTAGAACTTTACCAATAATGCAGTATGATAAAACGAAGCCAGAAGATTTAGACACAAGCTTAGAGGATCATTTATTGGATGTTTTGAGGTATATTTGTATGGCAAGACCAATAACGATAGATATTAAAGAAGCCGTACCAGACCCAGCAAAGGATTTTTGGGATAATTTCAATCCTCATCAGATAAGAAAAAACAAAAAAGTTATTAATTATGAATAGCTTGACTTTTAAACTAATTTTACATAACCTTGTTTATTATTATATAATAAATAGCTATGTCTAACGAAGATCAAAAGAAATCAAAGCAAAAAGCAGACCTTCATGAGGTATGGAAAAAAGAACTAGATTCTTGTTTAAGATATCATGAAAAATACTTTGCAGAAGCTAGAAAATATGAGGATATTTATAAAGACCAGCATAATTTAGATGGTTTGAATAGATATAATATATTTTTTGCTAATACTGAAACATTAGCACCACTGGTCTATTCGAAATTACCATCTCCTAATATCACAAGAAGATATAAAGATGATGACGAAGCATCAAAGATTGCATCAGAAATATTAGAAAGAACAATTTCGTATTTTTTAGAAATAACAAAAGCGGACACTACATTCAGCAAAGCAAGAAAAGACTTTTTAATTAATGGTCGTGGATTGGTTCGTGTTTATATGGAAGATGGCGAGATAATAGAAACAGAAGAAGGCGAAGAAGTACTTGACAACACTAATAAAAAAGTTTATCCAAAAAGAATTGAATATAAAGACTTCTTAACAGATCACACAGCTAAAAATTGGGATGATCTTAAATGGGTTGCTTTTAGATGTTATAAAACAAAAGATGAATTATTTGATCTATTTGGCAATGCGGCTAAAGATATTGAGATGGATTCTTCTGACGAGTTAAGCAATAACCCAGAAAGCTTAGAGTTATGGGAAATTTGGGATAAAGTAAATAAACAAGTAATTTGGTTTTCACAAGAAAAAGTTATTCAAGTTGATAAAGACCCCTATAATTTAACTAGTTTTTTCCCTATTGCTCGCCCCACTGGGACTGATAGCGACCCATCATCATTATTACCAATTCCTCTTTACAGAATGTATAAATCACAAGCTGAGGAATTAAATATTATTGATAATAGAATTAGATCATTAACAGAGCAGATAAAATATACAGGTGTTTATAATACAGTTAGCGAGGCAAAAGATATAGAAAACTTGCTAAATGGAGATGATGGAGAATTTGCACCATTATCAGGAGTCAGCACCTCTAACATTAAAGACCAAATATTCGTAAAAGATATAGTACCTATAGCAAATACGATTACATTACTTAACAATCAAAAAGCTCAAATTATTAACAATATAAGAGAAATTACAGGTTTATCTGATATTGTAAGAGGTGTTAGTATAGCATCAGAAACAGCGACAGCTCAAAGGCTAAAAGGTGATTTTGCTATTAGTAGAATACAACCATTGCAGAGAGCAAATGAAATTGCAATTCGTGATACTATTGAGATTATGGCAGAATTAATCGTTGAAAACTACACAATAGAAGAATTAGTTAAAATTACAAATTGCCAAATAGTAGATTTAGAGTCAATAGCACAAACTGCACAAGATAACCAAAATATGTTATTACAAGAGGCTATTAATAATTTACCTCAAAATATAACAGGCGAGCAAAAAGTACAACAGATAGAAGCTTTAAAACAACAAGCAGAAATCGGATTTAATAAAACTATCGATATTGCTCAAAATGAGTTAAAAGGCTTTGCAATGAGTCTTGACCAAGTCAAGGAGGTTGACGAAGTTTTAAAAAATGATGCACTAAGATCATTTTCTATTGATATTGAGACAGACTCTACTATATCAGTTGACCAGCAACAAGACAAGAATGACAGAATAGAATTTATAGCAACATTAACTAATTTTGCTGGACAATTCACCCCTTTATTGCAAGCTGGAATGATACAGCCAGAAGCTTTCAATGAGTTTTTAGGCTTTGTAGCTAGACCTTTTAAAGTGGGTAGGAATTTGGAGGAATTTTTACTAGCAAAACCAAGTGAAGAAGAGGAGCAACAGCCATCGCAAGAGGAATTATTAGCACAAGCTCAAAATGAAAGACAAGAAAGAGAATTTCAATTTAAGGTAGAGAGTGAGAAAGCTAAAATTAACCTAGAGCAACAAAAGATTGATATTGAAAAGGCTAGAGTCTTGCAAAACCAAAGACAATTTGAAGATAAAATCGATTTTGAAGATGCAAACAAGGCGGCAGATCGTCAAGCAAAAATTTTAGAAAAAGTAGCACCATCTCCAGAAGAGATAATCAAATCAAGAACACAACGACTTAATGAACAAATAAGAAATGACTAGAAAAGTTTTAAAAATCATAGACGGGAAAAAAGAATGGGTTTTTGATGGTTATGGTAAAAATGGAGCATCAAAACAAAGAGAAATGCCTGCTTGTGGAGAAGATTTAACTATTGATGGCTATATTTCTAAATATGGAGGGATTGAAAGTCAGGTTGATGGAAGAGTCTACACAACAAAAAGCGGATATTTAGATCATTTAAAAGCTAATAACTGCCATATAAAAGATTACTAATTTTACATAACCTTGACAATTAATTTTACATAACCTATAATACAGAAAGATTTTATCTAAATATATTTTTATGGATACAATAGAGAAAAACAGCGAATCAATAGCTGAAATTCTTGGAGAGCAAGAAGAGAATCAAGAAATTGAGAATCAAGAGCCTGTTCAAGAAGATAATATTGATGAAAATGAGGAAGCAAGTGGTGCAGAAAATGCACCAGTTGAAGAATTAAATGATGATCCAGAAGAGGAGTTAAAATTTCTTAAACTGACCAGCGGTTGGACAAAAGAAGAAAAAGAACTTGT